CATCGCCATCGTCTCCATCGGAGGAGCTGCACTCACAGCATCAGGTATAACTGACTGATTTTCATCACAGTTAGCCATAGTGCCATCCCCACCTGATGGCACTGCAGGAGCAGTCTTACCTACAGGAGCGGATTGGTTTTCCCACACTCCATTGAAATCACTCACCATGTAATCGTCTGGGTCTATTACATAAAAGTCCCAATCGTGAAATGGAACCCACTCACCTAAATAAGTGTGTTCCTGCACGATAGCTCTATTTAGGCATCCATCACATACCAAGCGAGTGCTGTGTGCACCGCATTCAGCGCAATCCACATCGTCATACAAGACGGAGAACCGGTTAGCAAAACCCACGATAGCATCAAACATCTGACTCCGCTGCTGCTCGCCATCATCACCGAGAGACAAAATAGGCCACGCGCCTTCTTCACAGTCAAGAAATCGTAGATTACAGGAACCCATTGCAGACTGGTTCTTAAAGCACGTACAGGTTTCAGTTTTGCAAAGAATACAGCACAAACACGCTTCCTTAGTCTTCTTACACTGTTGGCAGAAATTCCTCAACACAGAACACATACACCACGCGTGTTTGAAACCACAATTAACACAAAAACACGAGCAAGATAACAGTGATAAATTACAAACTTCACAATCAGCAATGCGATATACAGGGAGAGAAGCACCATCGGTGTCAGGTACTCCAATTAATTCCCGAACATTACACCCGTACAAACACCTATTGAAATAAACCAAATAGTTTTCAAAGACAGGTAAAATAATGTCACAAAAACGCATCTTCTTCTTAAAATAGGTCACTAGCTCATCAAAGAACTGAAACCCATGCAACGAGGACTCCGTCACAGCACTGGTTATAATAGCGGTCAGTGTAGCCTGATCGTATTTAACCACATCATTTTCCCAAGCATTGCGCCTGGTCCCAAAGGTTGAGAAAGAAACCATCTTCCGAAAGCTCTTCTTCTCCAAAGGACCAACCCAATGTCCATTTATGTTTACAAAATGGCGCTTGAGAAACATCATGTCTCCAACTTTCTTACTTTTACCATCACTGATTCCCTTATCAGCAGGGGTCAAGTCTAAGTTAAGACTCCTCATTACAACTTCAAATGATATGAAATTGAAAAATTCGCGTGCAGTCGCCGAAACTCCACACAAATTATCATCACCGTACACGGCGAATCTAACATTGGCCTCAAACGAAGCCCAATTAGCCCAACTATCATGCCCTGTTTGGACACAAATAGTCAACCACGCATAGTAATAATAACACATGTTAATAACACAGTTATCGTAAGCAGTATGTGGTTGCCCGGAAACTTGGCCTCCGGGACACTTTATTACATCATCATAATACAAGATTAAGGGCTCTTCTAGAACAGAATACAATCCTAACCGAATAACATCATGCTCCATAACCCAATCTGGGTCAAGGGCAGCATATAGACGGTTGTACATTGGCGCTAACCTCTTAATAAAAGACAGCGGAACCGATGCGTCCCAATTCTTAAAATCACCATCAAATCCCTCTGAACCAACATGAGTGAGATAATAGTACAACAATTCCCATTCTTTTGAAGTAGGATTTATTCCAATCTTAATTGGTATGTCGTATGATATGTCTGCACACGCCGCAGACAAAGCGTGGAAATACATGCGATGTGCAATAGTATAATCCAATGGACAAGCCGCAAAAGCGCGTGTCTTTCCTGCCTCAACTTTAGGGGAAGGCAACAACTCATCTTTTAGCGATGATACAAAAACGCAAGCTGGCTTAGCTTCTTCACTTCGACAGGTATCTATAAGTCTATCAACACAATGTTCAACGCGCTTCCCTAGCCCTGGAGCAAATCTCCACAGACCATCTAGCCCCTGAACAAAGGCTGCTGACTTATCTTTCCCTCGAAACTCAGGCCACGTATTAAACGGATAACCTGGGCTACTTTTCCGCCATAAAGAGTGTGACTTCTCATACGAAGACACACCATTTAAGGCTTCTTTCTTTGACAAAACTTTTAGTGACTTATGATGCTCACGCAATTTCTTTTCAAGAAAGTTACCAACATCTAACGAAACACGATCTAACAACCCTTCATCAACCAACGGTTGTGCGTGCGACCACTTATTAGTGGCCTCCTCATACACAGAAAACCCCTTTGGTACCTTTAAACGCGGATCCTTATGACTCAGAGCAGAGGGTAAAAAGTCTGGTCCCGCAACCGGAAAATCCTCACAAAAAGGGGTTCTCCACAACTGGGTTTTAGTAGAGCGATTATGATTGTTCAGAGGAACATACTTTCCAGTGTTATCTAACACACCAGGCAAGGCTACGGATTGAAAGAATTTAGTTTCTTCTGTAGAACAGAGTATTGGCTCTGTTCGCAACACAACCGCTTGATGAGGCAAGACTACGATTTTTCTAACAATAGTCTCACTTTTAAACACACTAGAAATATCCTCTTGAGTAAAGTATGCTCCAATACCCAACATCTTAGACGCTGCAGAATGAATACCCAAAAATTTCTTTTGAACTTTGGTGTCATGCACAACCAAAGGCGACCCACAATCACCAGCTACCGTACCAACTGGAGAGTCGATTCCATAACCTCCAACAAACACGTAACCTCTACCACGCCTAGGATCAGCCCCAACAGGCACCGTCATAAGAGTGGCTAATTTAACCACTCTAACAGAGAAACGCTTTCCTCCATCTTCCAAAACAGACAACGTAGCCATAGTCTTGGCGTGATCCATGACCTCAGATTCTTTCGGAACATGCGCAGTAATATCAGAAAACTGGGGACACTGTACACCCACCGTGAAAAACATAATATCTGTCTTCACGGTGCGGTCAATAACAACCGCATCGTAAACCTTCCCAGAATACCGAACCTGAAATTCGGTCCCCACATGGGCAACCGTAACCCCCAGATGACCTTTGAGCATCACAGCTGAACACATAAAGCTACCTGTAACATTAACTATCTCAACAGTATTCTTATGTAACAAAGTCTCAAGCGCACGAGCTCCC